CTGAACCACTTGTAGTGCTAATACAATTTAAATATGTTCCTACTGTTCGTGAACCATTGTTTGCTCCTATATTATTTACTGTAGCAACTTGTGTTGAATTTCCTGCAGCAGGTCTTACTATTGTATTTCTTAAACTATCTCCTTCTAAAGTTGTTGATGCTGTTAATTTTATAGGAAAAGTTTCAAAATAAACACCATTTTTTACACGTATTAAATCTCCTGCTGTTACAGAAGCAACGTTAAAAGTTAAATTTGTTCCACCACCTAAAACACCTGATGATACAGTAATAGTATTACCTACAGCAAAATTTGAACCTTGATTCATAATTACAACACTAGCTGTGCTTGAACCATCTTTTGTTACTTCAAAAGTAGCGCCTGAACCTGAACCACCAGTTCCTGAAACACCTCTATAAACTCCTGGAGTGCCTCCTGTTCCACCCGATAATGTGTTTATTGTACTGATACCGCCTTTGTTTGTTTGTTGAGATGCTTTTTTAATTGTTTTAAAAGGTAAAAATTCTGAACCATCTCCTGTTGTATCATTTCCTTGTGGAGATACATAAATTATATTTGTAGAATTTGAAGACTCATTCCATAAAATATCATTACCATCAGATACTAATACACTACCTTTTCTACCGATAGGAAATCTAATAGCGCCAATATTATCTCTTGTAATAAGGTCGCCTCGTGTTGTTAAAACACCTGATGGGTCTCCTTGATTATACAACGCCCAATTAGCTGCACTTGAGGATGGTATAGCATTTGAGTTATCTTGAATTGCTCTATAAGAACTATTTTCGTAAATAACTACTTCACCTATTTTATAACTTGTAGCTGACGACCAAGCTCCTTGTAGAGAAATTCCTTCTACCAAAAGATCAGCATATGCTTGATTTGTCGGTAATTGCCCTGCTGTTGTATTAACATCAAATACGTAAGTATTTCCTCCGTATTTTACTACATCTCCTGTTTTATATGCAGTAGCTGATGAATAAACACCCTGCATTTTAAAACCTGTTGTTAAAATATCCCAATATGCGTTATCAGTAGGTGTTTGTCCAGAAGCTGGAGTAGAGTTTATATAAACATAAGTATAACCACCATAATTTACTACATCGCCGTCTTGATATGTCGTACCTGCATTATATGTATCTTCAAATTGTAGTCCTTCTGAATAAATTTCCCAATTTGAACCAATTGCAAAAGAACCACCTGACGTATATTGTAATATACAACGATATTGATAAGCACCAAACTTTACTAAATCGTTTAGTTTATAAAATGTAGAGGCTGACCAGTTACCGGCAAAAGCTAAGCCTTCTGAATGTAAAGACCAATATGAGTTTGAATTTAAATCTGTATAAAAACCGGGTGTAGAAGCAGAAGAAGTATGATTTACTAAACAAGTGTACGTATTAGCGCCATATTTTATAATGTCATCTTTGATATATGCTGTTGAAACTGACCAGTTACCTCTCCAGTTAAATTTTAGTCTACCTAATACAAAATCTGCCATTTTTTATGCTCTCCAATTTCTCGTTGCACCTGTAGCTGTTTCGCTAAAGGTAAAATTTTTAAAATATCTTGCTACTAAAAATCCATCAGCACTCATAAAATAAGTTAATGGATTTGTGTCAAATTTTATTTGATCGTAATTTCTTTTTCCTCTATCATTTAAATGTGAAGCGAGTCCTTCAGATACACCTTTTTGACTTAAATTTATAGAAATATTACCATTATCTTTATTATTTTCTAAATCTGACAAACCTCCATAAGCTAAACCCTCACCTGTTGTAACTTCAACGATATCATCAGAATTTAAAGACGTTTTATTATAAAATAATAAACCTGAACTATCTTTTCTTAAGCCATGAAAAGTAAGTTTTTTTAAACGCTCTAATTCTTCAAAAGTTTCAGTTATATTGCTTGATGCCAAATATGACATTTTTTAATAAATCCTTGTTTTATCTCTATATTTATACATCGTAACCTTTTTAATTATGTTAAATTAATTTTTTAATTATGTTACCTCTAATATACTTGCAAAAGCCTCAACATCAGGTGCAGTAGAATCAATATTTAAAGCTGCTATTACTCTAATTTTATCATTTGCTTCTAAATTTATAGGTTTATCATATATTAAAGTATTTTCTGGTTCAATTTCTATTGATTTTCCTAAAAAAATAAAAGTTGTTCCACCATCTATTGTAACTTTTATATCTACTTGTGCTGTATTATTTTCGCTTTTATTTGACACATAAAGAGCGTGTATAACTGCCGTTCCTGCACCAGGAGCAGTATATAAATTAGCAGAATTATTATCTGTTGTGCCTACTACTAATCCTGCGTTTTTAAATGTACTAGCCATATTATGAACCGAATACTATAGCGTAAGCTAAAGAATCTCCTTCTGTTGCTAACACACCGCTTGAATTAGGTAATGTTATTGTTCTATCAGCTGTAGGATCAGTTACCGTAACTGTAGTTTCAAAACTATCGTCAGTAGAACCTTCAAATACTAAAACTCCGTTTTGAGTTAAATTTAAATTACCAACTGTTACAGCATCACTAACTAAATTTAGTTTTGATGCTCTAATTGTTGTGTTAGCAATATCGTCGTTTAAAATTGTGCCGTCGGCAATCATTGTGCTTGTAACTGTGCCCGTATCGCCGGTTGTTATAACCGTTCCTGTTATATTAGGTAATGTTATTGTTCGATCTGATGTAGGTTCTGCCACGGTTAAAGTTGTTTCAAAAGCATTTTCAACATTTCCTTCAAATATCAAATCTGCTCCATTAAGTGTAATATCATTTGTTGTAACAGCACCAATGTCCGTAACACCTTGAAGCGTAATAGCACCGGCACCTCCAACTTCTTTAACTGTTCCTGTAGCATCTTTAGTATAAAATTTACCATCAGGTATATTTAATACTAATTCTCCTAATTCAATACTGCCTGCTGCAGGTACTGATGCTGCAACAAGAGAACGTCTTGGTTTAATTACTGTGATTACTGGCATAATTTAATTATTTTTTCAAAATGTTTTTTATTTTATCTATAAATTTATATTTAAATTTTTCTTCTTTTTTATCAATGTTATGTTCAATTATAAATGATCCGGCCATTAATATGTTCCTCCGTCTATTGTCGTGATTGCTACTGAACCACTTGTTACTGTAAAGTTTGCTGCAGGAAAGTTAGCGATACCTATATTTGCTGATGTCGCTAATTCACCTTGTATTCTTACTGTATTACCTGATACTATTGTATCTATTCCTTCTCCTGTTAAAAATTCTAAAGTTTGTTCTAGTAAAACTTGTCCTGTGGTTGAAGACTCATCGGATATGTTAATAAAAGGATTTGAAAGTTTGTTTCTTGTAATTGAACCTGCTAACATAGCATTTGTAACACCTAAAGCTTTTACATTTAATGCGTCTGCTGTAATTTCTATTGAACTGTTATCTACGGCTACGTCTAGTTGATTACCTGTTTTTGTTAGAGCAGCACCTGCTGTAATTTGTCCTGCACCTGAAAACTGACTGACTGTTAGTGATGTTGAACCTAATGTAGGTGTACCTTCATGTGTAAATACATAACCGTTATCTGCATTGTCTGTTCCTTGCTCTACAAATACAAAAGTGCCACCAGTTATTTCAGAAGCAGTATCTGCGTCAACTGCTCTTGTCCACACAGTAGATGATGTTCTTACGTAAATACCGTTTTGACTTGCTGTTGATTGATTTTTAACTAAAATTCTATCACCATCTGTTAGTGCCACACCATCAAGTGTTGTAATAGCTGAAGCGTAAGTTAATGTAGCACCTACACCTGAAGCACCGTTATCATATGTTGCAGCTAAATTTACGGTTGTTGCGGCTACAACTGAATTTTTTACATCCAAACCTTGTGATACAGAATCTACATATTCTTTTGTTGCAAGTGATGTTGTGCCAAATCCTGCACGATCTTTATATCCTGCCGGCACTGTAACTGTACCTGTGCCGTGTGGTGTTAAAACTATATCTTTGTTTGAAGCAGTAGTTGTAATTGATTGGCCATTAATTGTAATGTCGTCTACAACTAAAGATGTAAGTCCTGCAATATCAGTTGTTGTTGAACCTAAAGTAAGTGTAGAACTTCCTAAAGTTGTACTTGCATTTTGTAATTTTGCATTTGTAACACCAGCATCTGTTAACTGTGTTGTACCAATTGAACCAGCAGCAATTGAAAATGATACTTGATTATCTGTAACAGCAGTTACAACTTGTGAATTACCTTGAAAATCTAAAGTTTCATTTGTGTTAAATGTATCTGAGCCACTATCACCTGTAATTGTAAAATTAGAAAAAACAGTTTGAAAGGATAAATTTCCTGAACCATCTGTTTTTAAAAATTGGCCAGCTGTACCTGTTACTAGAGGTAAAGTTAAAATATAACTTTCAGCTAAACTGTTAGGAGATTTAATTGTAATTGAATTTGTACCATTATTTGTTCCTTCATTAAACTTAATTCCTCCGCCAGTAGTTGTATTATTACCTATAATGATTTCATCAATTGCTTTATTAGCATCAACAATTATACCTGATGTAGCAGTTAAAACACCTGGTTGATGATCTAATAAATCTGTAAAATATTTACCACCAATGACCTCTTGTATCGAAGCATTACCGCTGCCATCAATAGGGCCGACGCCGATAAAGAGTTTATCTCCTAATGTATTATAAGCACCTACGGCGTATGAATATGCTAGCTCTCCAATTTTGGCTGTAGCGGGTTTACCTATACCACTTGATGTTTTAATTTTAATTATAGTTGCCATTTATTAATATTCTCCGCCGTTTAGCGTTAAATTTCCAGTAGTTGTAATAATGTTTGTTCTTGTCACAAACTTTTGATCACTTGCTCTATATTGTAATAAAGCACCATCATCAAGGCCATCAGTTGTTGTATCTACATCGCCTAATAATTTTAATTGTAATGAATTGTTTTGTAGCGTGGCACCAGATGGTATCGTTACTGATACTTTTTGTGGTCCAGCGGATGTAGGTGAACTGATACGAGCAGTTATGTTAGCCATTCAAATCTCTCTTTTTTTCTTATATTTATATTAAATCTAATCTATAATATATAATAATTAAGAGGTGCTTACTTCAGGTCTTACTGTTATAATACCTTCTATCACTCTTGTTACCGTGCCAGTGCTAGAGGTTATTTCAACGTCATAGACATATCTTTCAGGATCTAATGCGGCCGTTTGATTGGCCGTTAAGGAAATTGTTAAAACACCAGTGGTTCTGTCTGCAGCAAATGTTGTTGTGATTATTGTTCTTGTCCTTGTTGATGAATAACCTTTAGCTAATTTTGCAACGGCCGTAAAACCAGTCAAATCAAATACGTCTCCATTTATATCTTTAACTGTTATATCTGATGTAAATGTTGCGCCTTGGTCTATTGATAGGTTTGCTACAGCTGCCATTTATTTTTTTTCTTTAGTTTCCTTAACGTTTATACCTAATTCTTCTACTATTTTATTATTATAGTATTCAGTTAACACGTCTATTTTTTCAATTTCAATAAGTAATCTTGTCTTATTGTTTTGTATTTCTTGTCTTGCTATGATGTAATTCTTCAATTTATCACTAAACTTGGTTTCATCATATTCGTTACCATTAATTGTAATTGCCATATTCACTCCTTTGTGTTATTATTTATATAAAAAATTCAGCCTTATAATAACTTCTTATATCTGGTATTATACCTTTATTTTCATTAAAAGGTGTAATTTTTTTTAATATTTCATCATAAGTATATGTATCTTCATTATAGATTTTAAAATAGGGATCATTACCATATAATAAATCTTTGTCATTTAATAATTCTATAAAATCTTCGCCGAAATCTTTTGACAGCCAATGTGCATAACATATGGCCACTACATAACTTTTAGAAGGATATATAAAGCCCATATCTTTATTAAAAAAATATTGTATTGCATTTTCAATTATATCTTTAGAAAATTGTATTTTTATTTTATTTAAATTGTCAGCGTAATCATTATTTAACTTATGATATAACGCTTGCCTGATTTTCCATTCTTTTACCATAGTCGTCTAGTAATCCTTTATATCCATTACAACTATTATTTAAATCTTTTACATAACGATAATGTTCTGTTAAACAATGTCCATAATATTTACAATTTCTACAAATATCTGATATGTTTTTTATAGGTTCGTTATCTGCCCATTTTAAATAATCTTTAAATGACTTTAATTCTAAAAAATATTCTTTATCGTCTTTATCAAATTCCAACACACCAAAATTACCATTAGGTGTTATATAAACATGATTATTAGAAAATGCATTATATTGTTTATTTAAACTTTTAATTATTTTACCTTCATTTATAAAATCAAATTTTTTCTCTACTTTACTTTCAATCCATTTTTGTACAAATAATTCAAAGTCTCTATGTGTCACTGATTGTTTATTTGCTTGATTTATTGAGTAAGGTTTTATTTCAACACTTTCAATACTTGAACATAAATTAAGTTTTCTAATCATCTCATCTACATTCATACTTATTACCTTTTCGCTTGCTAATATTAACACTGCAATAGGCACCGTACTTTGAAACATATTATTATAAACTAAATCAGATTTTTCTCTGGCTTCAAAATCATAACTTACGCTTAAATAAAAATCATTTTTAAAAAATCCTTCATGTAGCATTG